CCTGCCGTATCATTTAATAAAGCTCCATTTAAAGTTGTTGTAACTGCTGAAACATCTTCACCACCCCAAGATCCTAATCCATATCCAAATCCTTTTGCCTGAACTGGAGGACCAACATGATAGTAGTGTTGAACTCTTATGCCACCCGATGTTGTTGCTCCACTTCCTGTTTCGTTAGAAGGCATCGTTATTGTTAAAGTTGTAGTTGATGGTACAGATGATACCATAAATTTTTTATCATCAAAATCAGATGCGCCAAAATTAGAACCAGTAATTGTTGTAAAATTATCTAATAAAATAATGTCATCTTGTTGTATATTGTGTGCACCAGAAAAAGTTAAGGTAACTGTTGGCTCTCCATTAGTTGTACTAAATGCATTTGTGAGTGTAGTTGTATTTTTAATAGGGTGTATGTCATAAAATACACCACCAGAGAAAGCGTACAATATTCTGTTAGTACCAATAATAGCGTATTTTCTACCTAAACTGTTTACATAGTGATGTAAACCCCTAGTAGCTCCTGTTAAATCATCAGTCCCTAATTGTTTCCAACCACCTATCTTTTCAGGTGTACCGTATCTAAATCTAACATTATCACAATCTACCCATTGACCCTCTGCTGTTGTCTCTGAGATTTGTTTATTAATACCTGGTTGAAATCCTATTTTCTGTAGCATATCTTTTCATTATATAATAAAAATAGTAAAAATATACCCCTATTTTATCACGATTTAAGTGATTTGTGTACTATAAATAATTCACTACTATATTGAATCTTCCCTTAGCATTAGTGCAGGTCGTGCTATTGTGTTTTTTTGAGGGGTCATGAAACAATATTCTGTTTTCAATAGATTCTACTTTTCTATCATTATCTAATACAGTTGCTCCATCACAAGTGTTTATAGAAAAAACACAACCCTTATGTGATTCTACATAATCTGTATGTCTTTTGTTATAAGATAATACTTCTGTTCTAGGAAAAAAATTTGCTTTTATTCTTATTAATTTATTTATATTTATTTTATACAAAAAGTTGTCTAATAGAAAACCATAGAAATCGCTTTTAATAGCATTGTCTTTATAAAAAACGTGACTCATAAAATAATGTTTGTCATTTTCATCACCTTCAAAAGCCACCGAAGGAAGGTAATACCAGGGAAAAGAAGAACCCATTATTACATTTTTAACTTTAGCAAAGTTTTCATCAGGTAAAAAATTATCAATTATTTTCATTTAAAAGTAATTAAAAATTATATTTATTTTGTATTTTTCGTTTGTGCATGTTGTGCTTTTATGTGGTTTACTAGCATCAAACAATAACATTCTATTCTCTATAGTTTTAACTTTTTTATCGTCATTCATTATAGTAAATCCATTATTAGTATTCATCATCAATAGTGCTGCCTTGTGTGAATATGGAAAATCTGTATGAAAATCATGTTGAACAATCTTACTAGTTTTTGGATACAAATTTGATTTTATTCTTATTAAAGATTTAACATTTAATTTTTCTAATATAGGTTTTAAGCTATCAAAATATTTTGAATTTACTTTATGATTTACATAAAAAAGATGAACAAAATTATAATGTTCTTTATTAGGATTTGAAAGATCAGTTACACCTTGTGATAAAAACCAACCAAAGTCGTAACGCTCTAACATTTCTTTTAGAGAGCTAAAAGTTTCTTGATCTAAAAAATTATCAATTATTTTCATTTTTCCATACTTGGTTAAAATTAAAAGAAACAGAAACTCTAGACTTAGCTGACATATTTTGACCTACGTCGTGTGGCAACCAACTTGGAAACATTATTAAACGTCCCTCTATTGGTGTATATATTATTTCTGGCCATTGATAATTTAATCTATTATTTTCATTATTTAAAATAGGTTGTTTACTTTCTTTTATTCTAACAGGATCTTTTAAAAAAAGATTACCACAATTTTCTGATACCTTAATATAATAAACACCTGACCATAAAGAGTTAGTGTGAAAATGTTCTTTATTATAAGAATACTTACAATTTATATTTGCCCACATTTCTTCACATTGGGGTGTTGTATCAACATGATAGTTTTCTGATTTATATATCTCTTCTTGCATTTTATATATTTCATTAAATAATATTTTATATTCTTCTTTAGTGTGTAAATTAGTTTCGCTATGCCAACCTAAAGAGTTTGATCTAATAATACCTTTTTTATTTGATTTGTTTAATTTAGTAATATTTTTTAAAACTTTTTTATTTATATGTTTATGATTTGATAAATCCTTAACATAAATCGGTATAGAAAAATGTAGATCTTTATATAAATTTTGGTCCATTGATAAAAAAAGAAAGCGAGCTTCTAATCCCTTTTGTTACGGGGGTTACTTTATGATTTAAATGAGACTTAATTAACACCATATTTCCAGGTACACTAAGTTGTTTAACCTCATACTCAGTACCATTGTTAAATATAAAAAATTTACCACCTTCGTATTTTCCTTTAGATAAATTAATTAGAACAGTTAATTTTGTAGAACACACATCATCTTTAGTTGAATCTATATGATAGTCATAATGACCTTTTGATTTTGAATCATATATATTTAATAAACATTTCATACTATCGTTAATAGGAAAAATGTTGTATCCAAATTCTACACTATTTGTAGCCTGTACTAAGTCAGTTGCTTTTTTTATTTTATCTTTAATACTACCTAAAGCTATAATTTTAGTTGTAGTTATTTTTTTTAAAACTCCATCTGGAGTAGCACCCATATCTTCTTTTGGTTCATAACAAAAAAAGTTTTTATCTATGTAATTATGTAAATCTTTTATTTCTTTTTTTGACAGAACATTTTCATGCCAAAAGTAATCGTATTTCCAACTCATTTTTTTACCTCGATGTTTATAATTATTGCTATTCTGGGTTTTGTTACATTTTTTTGTTTTGGTATTTCATGTGGTAGCATACAATGAAAAATAATCAATTCATCTTCTTTAGGTATATAATCATATTGTTCAAACATAAATGAGTTATCTGTTTCTACACTATTTATTTTATCAAAATAATTTGGATATAAAAATTTTGCATAAGGACCAAAATCATTTGTATTATAAAATCTAATACCTTTATGTTGTTTAGGATCAAATTGTATGTAGTGAACACATGTAAACATTAAATTAGGTAAATGTCTGTGTGCTTTCATAAACTGATCGTTTCCAACACAAGTATAATTAGCTATAGAAAAATTATATTTAATTGTTTTTTTAAGTTTTAATTTAGTATTAAAAAATTCATTTATTATTTTTTTATATATAGGTTTTAAAATATCATTATATATATTTACTGGATGTTTAAATTTTTTATTATTCCAATCATTATATGAGTGGTGTAAATCACTATCCTCATCCCAAGCATTTCTTTTTTTATCTATTTTATAATTTTGTAAAATATGTTTTAAAACAACATCTTTTTTATACAAATTAGGATTTACCTCTGTTGAATATATTTTACTTCCAAATAATACTTTATCCATTCTTAACTTTCTTTTTTATAATTATTGTCCACTCTAATATTGGTGTTATATCATCTAAATAAATTTTATTCAACTTATTTTTTAAAACGTATTTATTAAGTTCTTCAACATCTAAAATAATCCACTCGTGATTTGTCTGCACTACAATCTTATCTGCTTTTGATTTTATATTTATTTTTCTTGCTACTTCTTCATTTTTAAATTTTCTAAATGGTGTTAAATCAAATTTAAATTCTTTATTAGATTTTCTTTTTAAAATACCTTTTACATCCCAAAGTTCTTTTTTACTTTGATCAGGAGTTGCTAATTCATATTCTTTAAAGTTTTTTAAAAATTCATCTATCATTATATCTTTTTAAATTTAACATCGAAAGGCAAACCTAAATGTATTCTATTATCAA